ACCCACGCAATCGGGGCGCGCGTTTTTCCACTTGTTGCCGTATGACTGCCCCGCGTGCTCGCACATGCCGGCTTGGCCTGGCGCATACGTGATGCCCTGCAGAATGACGCCACGCATCGCCACGCGGTTTTCATCGTAAGACGTGGCGGCCTCGATTTTCCTGGCCTTGCCGTCTGCGTTGGCATGTATCGAATGGCATCTGACGTGCCGGTAAGTCGCGTTAAAAGCATTTCGCGTATATTCGACCTGATGCGCTAGATCAAAGTACCCGTCATCTGGTGCTACGTAGGCAAACCGTCCGTGCCATTCTGACGGCGCAAGCAAAGACGGGTCGCGGCCATCCGGCTGCGCTGCCGGCTCAGGCGCCGGGGCCGGTGCGGGTTCCATCGCCTGCGCGTAAATGCCGGTGCGCGGCGCAATCCATATGCGCGCCTCGGTCCAGTCGCGGAAGCCGCTATCCGCCGCATCCCAGCCGTCAGGCATGCCGGTCGGGTCTACGATCTTGACCTCCGTGCAGTGCGGCGCCAGCATGGCCGCCAGGCGCTGCATGGTCTGAACGCCAGCGTCGTCGGCGTCTGGCCACAAAAGCACTTTGCGCCCGTGGACGGGCTTCCAGTTCGCCCGGTTCACGGCCTGCCCGCCACCGGGCCAGGTGCAGACGACGTAGGGTCCGCTGATCGATGCCGCAGCGTCTGCGGCTTTCTCGCCCTCGACGATGAGCACCGGGTCGGCACTGCGGGCCTCCAGTTCCTGCAGCCGGTACAGCGGGCGCGGGACGGGCCACTGGCCCATGCCCCACTGATTGCCGTCATATGTCCAAGGGACGATCTGCTTGCGCTGCCCGGGCGGATCGTAGCGGGCCACGTAGCCGAGGGTTTCGCCGTTGCCGTCCCAGTATGTCCAGCGGGCCGACGGGTCACCGAATATGGGATGCCGGCAGTCGCAGTCCGCCACGGCCTCGGGGACAGGCGCGACCACGGTGCGCTGCGGTTTCGCCGGTTTCGCCGGTCGAGATGGCGCTGCCGCCGTGCTGCCGCCGTCGAGTTCGCGGTAGGCCTCGCCGGGCGTGAGTTCGTGGATCGCTGCGTACAGATCCACCAGATCCCCGCCCCTGTCATTGGTGGCGAAGTCGGCCCACCGACCTGACAGCAGGTTGACGCTCAGCGAGGCGCCCTCGCCGCCCCCGAGATCGCCGCAGACCCATTCGTGGCCCCTGCGGCGCCCGCCGGGCAGCCACTGGGGGACGAGGGTTTCGCTGCTGACGAGCAGGCGCTGGGCTAAGCTGCGGAAGTCGAGTTTCTGCATCACGCCTCCATCATGAATGATTGTTGTGCGATGCGCTTTTGCTGCAGCGCCGCATAAGCGGGGTTCATCTCGCACCCGATGTACTGACGGCCAAGCGATTGCGCAACTTGCGCCGTGGTGCCGCTGCCCATGAACGGGTCCAGCACGGTATCCCCGGGCCTGCTGCCTGCGAGGATGCACGGCTCGATAAGCTCGGGCGGGTAGGTTGCGAAGTGAGCGCCCTTATAGGGGCGGGTGGCGACGGTCCAGACGCTGCGGCGGTTGCGGGTTTCGCTGCCGGTGAACTGGCCTCCCGGCGAGTGGTGCACGTCGTCGCCCTTGTTGCCGCCGATCTTGTCGTTGCGAACCCGACCAGCTTGAACGGCAGGCTCGCGCGACGCCTCACTGTCGAAGAAATACCGCTCCGACTTCGACAGCAGGAAGATGTACTCATGCGCCTTGGTACAGCGGTCGCGCACGGATTCAGGCATCGGGTTTGGCTTGTGCCAGATGATGTCCTGGCGTAGATACCAGCCGTCAGCGCGTAGGGCGAAGGCCAGCATCCAGGGGATGCCGATTAGGTCTTTTTCCTTGAGCCCAAGAGCTGACGCATTGCTGGTGCGGTCACTCATCTGCCCCAGCGTGTTGCGGGTGCTGCCCACCTTAGCGCTGGCTGAAACCTTCCTGTCGGTTCCGCCAGTGCGCGCGTAGCTGTCCCCAATGTTCAGCCACAGCGTCCCATCGTCGGCCAGCACATCGCGCACACACCGGAACACCTCGACCATCGCCGCGATGTATTGCTCGGGCGTGGCCTCCAACCCGATCTGCCCCGGGCACCCGTAGTCGCGCAGGCCGAAGTACGGCGGGCTTGTCACACACATCTGCACCTTCACGCCCTCGCTGGCCCAGCGGCGCATGATCTGCCGGCAATCACCGATCTCTATTCGATTCATCGCTGTTTCCTCCGGGGCGTGGATGATGCCCCTGTTTTGATGCTGACGGAAGGGGTCAGGCCAGCAGCGCCACCGCGTCCTCAACGCTGCGGCAAACCCCGGCCACGCCACCGGCCTGCCGGATCGTGGCGAGGAATTCCTCCTGCCCGGGGCGCATCCTGCCGGTGCGCGACTTGACCTCGATGGCCAGCGTGCGCCCGTCGCGCAACACGCCCATGATGTCCGACATGCCGCGCTGCGAGTTGGCGCGGATATACCGCGTGGTGCCGTCGCGGTTCCGTTCCTGAAACGTGCCGCTGTTCTGCCGCCAGCACTGGGCCACGCGGGGGTGGCGTTTGAGCAGCGCCATGATAGCCCGCAGGATTTCAGACTCTGACGGCTGTCTTTGCTCTGCCGGCGCCGGCTCGCGCTTCGGGCGCTTCTTCGGCTCTGGCGGAATCGGTAGCTGCCGGGCCGGCCTGCCGCTCATGGCGGCATACAAGTTTTCCGTTGCCTGGTTGCGGATCATCTGCTCGCGCAGGGTGCGTCGGCCGCGTTCGGTCATGCTGCGCACCTCCGCGCGTAATCCCAAACGCTCGCCGCCTGCTCGTACGGCTTCAGCGGCTCCGACGCAGCCGGCGCCACCCACCGGCGCGCCGGTTGCGTCGGTTTTTTTGCCGCCACTGTCGCCCACACAATGCCCACGGCGGGCTCGCGGCGATGACAAATCGCCCCGGCCGCCGCGAGCCGCCTCAGATGGCTTTTTGCCGTGTTCGGATTCAATCCGAAATTCAGTTCAACGTCACTACGACGAACCAATTGATGCGCTTCGATGTAGTCATAAATTCGTTCTTGTATTGGCGTCATTCTGCAGGTCTCCAAGGTTTCATTTTTTCGCGCAGCCGCTCCTCGGCCAAGCGAATCAGGCGCCGGCCATCGGCTTCCGTCAGGCCGGGGATAGCGGCAAAAAACCACAGTCGCCCGATTTCGTCGTCGGTCAGGCGCACGCTGCGGCACTTGTCCAGCAGCGCTAGGCTGCCGGCGGGTGCGATTTCCCAGGGGTCAGACATGATTGCGCCTCCAGTCGTCTTGCGTATTCCCAAACGCTCGCGCACTGCTCAATCGCATTCCTGTCTTTTGGCGGGCATTGAGGCACCAAAACCCATCGCGCGTGCGGGCCTTTGCCGAATGAGCATATCAAACCGCGCAGTTTCAGTGCATGCAGATACTGCTGCGTCGTTGGCCGCGTACAGCCTATGGCCTCACACACGCGATTCAGCGTCGTGGGCGCCAGCGTTTGTATAGCCCGCAGCGTTTGTGTTTGTCGTGGTGAGAGGTGCATGGCGCCGATCATAGGCCCGCACCGCCTGCTGCGCCCATATCCCGAGCGATCCACTGGGTCATTCTATGCTGCTTGACGTTCCCCGATGCTCGGCTATGATGCCCTTGCGTTGCGGCGCATCCCGCAAATAAAAGGAGCGACAGATGAACTACAGTGCGATCCCCGGCCCCGGCGACGTGGCCACCTGGCCGGTCATGCCGGCCGGCTTTGACGGAGACAACCCGTGGGAAGCAGACGCCCGCGATCACTTGCTGGCCTGCCCCGACGACTGGCTGCAGTGGGTGGCGGAGTTTAGCCTCCCGGGCGAAGGCCGAGCCATTGCGGTCGAGTACGTTGGCGACGATATGTCTCGCTGCTCGGTGCCCACGCTGCTGGCTGTCATGCTGGCTGGCGACAGTGAACAGTGCCTGCGGGCTCGGCACGAGCTGCGCGAGCGGTTCGTGGCCGCTCGCAGCGAGCAGATCGCCGACATTGCGGAGGAGATGCTGCGCGCCGAGGCAGCGTCTTATGAAGAACCTGGCGTGGAGTTCTGACATGGCCACGACTACAAACAGCACCCTGACCGCTGCCGACGTTGCATTCGTGCTGGAGGTTCTGCAGCAGGCGCAGGATCTGCCGCCAACCGCCGACGCTTATTCCATCGGCATGCTGCGCGCCCGCGCTTTCGCCGCCGCCACTAGGCTGCGCATTCACAGTGGCATTGAAAGCGTCATTGTGCCGATCAAGGAGGAAGCATGAGCAATCCATACAGCCACCTGCGCGTCTGCGACGCCCGCGTCCTGGTGGACGAGTACCGCCAGCAGGCTCACAACCTGTTGGTGGCCCTGTACGAAGCAGCCGAGGTGCTGAAGCAATCCGGCCACGGCGACCTGATCGCTGCCGGCCGCATGTACGACGGCGTGGCCGGCGGCATCGAGGATGCGATCTACACCACCGAGCAGGAAGACCAGGCCGAACTGGCCGACCGCGAGGGGTGGAAGGAGGACGCGCGATGATCCTCGAAACCGCAACCCAACGCGACGACGACTGGTACGCCGCCAGGTGCGGCAAGGCCACCGCGTCCCGGTTCAAGGACGTGCTAGCGCGCCTCAAAAACGGCGCCCCCGCCGCCGACCGCCAGCGTTACCTGACGGAACTGGTCGTTGAGCGCCTGACCAACCAGCCGGTGCCGGCATACGAGAACGCCGCCATGCGCTGGGGTACGGAGCAGGAGGCCGCCGCCCGGGCCGCATACGAGCGGCGCACGGGCGTCGCGGTGGAGGAGACGGGATTTGTTGCCCACGACGACCTGATGGCAGGCTGCTCGCCCGACGGCCTGGTGGACTGGGACGGGCTCATCGAGATCAAGTGCCCGTACAACAGCGCCGTCCACATCGACACGCTGCTCAACGGCATGCCGGCAGAACACGCCGCCCAGGTGCAGGGCCAGATGTGGATTACTGGCCGGCAGTGGTGCGATTTCGCGTCGTTTGATCCCCGCATGCCTGAGCCGCTGCAACTGCACGTCCAGCGCATCAACCGTGACCCGGCGTATGTTGCCGACCTCGAACGCCAGGTTGCGGAGTTTCTCAGCGAGGTCGGCGCACAAGTCGAGGCGCTGCGGCGTCTCGCGGAAAGCAGGAAATGAACGAAATTTCGCCTCTAGAAAAGCCGTTTCCGTTTCGGGCGGCACCGGCAGCCAAGCGCCCCTACACGCGCAAGATGAAGGTCTTCGTCGTGACGGGCCATGATGGCAACGAGCGTCTGGTGCGGGCCTACACCTCGGCCGACGCGCTGCGCCATGTCACGCCCACGTTCCATGTGGCGCTGGCCGATCAGGACGACATCATCTCGCTGATGGCCTCGGGCGTGGCGGTGGAAACCGCGGGCCTGAGCGACTAATCTACAGGGGCGGTACGCCGCCCCGGAGTACAACCATGACAGCACTTGTCCCCGTAGACCAGATCGAGCGCATGGCGCTTGCGGTCGCCAAGTCCGGCCTGTTTGGCGTCAAAACGCCCGACCAGGCTATGGCCCTCATGCTGGTGGCGCAGGCCGAGGGCATGCACCCCGCCATCGCCGCTCGCGACTACCACGTCATCAACGGCCGCCCCACGTTGCGCGCTGACGCCATGCTGGCCCGGTTCCAGCAAGCCGGCGGCAAAGTGGAGTGGGGCGAGTACACCGACCGCAAGGTCGTCGGCACGTTCACCCACCCGCAGGGCGGAAGCGTCCGCATCGAATGGACGACCCAGATGGCGCAGGACGCGGGCCTGACGCGCAACCCGACCTGGAAATCCTACCCCCGGCAGATGCTGCGGGCGCGGTGCATCAGCGAAGGCATTCGCACTATCTACCCCGGCGTGGCCATCGGCACCTACACGCCCGAGGAGGCCGAGGACATGGCCCCGCGGCCCGCCCGCGACATGGGCGCCGTTGAGGAGGTTGCGCCGCCGCCACCGCCGGCAGTGGACGTGGAAGCTCTGGTGCGCGACATTGACGGCGCCGCCACGCTGGAGTTTCTGGAACTGCTGCGCCCGCAGATGCGCCAGGTGCCGAAGGGCCCCGACCGCGACCGCGTGGTGGCTGCAGTGCAGCGCCGTGCGGAGGAGATCCGCGCCGAGCAGGCGCCCGCGCCAGAGGCGGAAGGGGGTGAGGTATGAGCCCCGCCAGCCAATCCTCCGATCAGCACCTGATCACGCCAGCACAACTGGCCGTCAGGTGGTCAATGACCCTCGCCACCCTGAGCCAATGGCGGTCTGCCGGCACTGGGCCAGAGTACCTGCGCCTCGGCGACGGAAAACGCCCGCGCATCCGGTATCGGATGGGCGACATCTTGGCCTACGAGCGTCGGGCAAAGGAAGACGTATGAACTGGTGGCGTCAATCACTGACGGCAATGTTCCGCCCCGCGCCGCCCGAGGTTCTGGCTGCCCGCGAGCTGGACGATGCCAAGCGCTCACTGCTGGCCGCGCAATCCGCTGCCGAATACGCCGAGGCAATGTGCATATATCACGAGCGCCGCATTGATCGTTTGCAGCGCCATTTGCAAGGAGAGCAGGAATGAAAGACGAAACCCCCATGCCCTACAACCCCCGCTTGCCGCAAGGCTGCGACCAGCAGGGCAGATACCCGCAGGCTGCGGAGCCCTGCGTTGATCCGGACGAGATCGATGCGCCCAGGCTGCAGGAGCCCGAGCCCGAGCCGTGGTGGCCGAAGATTTTGGGTATCGTGGTTGCGATCATCCTGATCGCGGCAGTGTTCGCGCCGGTGGGGGTTGGGAAATGACCCGCGACGACATCATCCGCATGGCGCGGGAGGCTGGTCTGTGCGACTCCAGCGGCGAGGACGACGACTCGGTGAACATTGTTGATCATCTTGAACGCTTCGCCGCCCTTGTCGCCGCTGCCGAGCGCGAGGCCCTCATTGACATCGTGGCCATGCACAACAGCAGCGTAGAAATTGAAGCCGCCATCCGCGCAAGAAGGAATACATGACCCTAACCCCCTGGTTCCCCGGCGACACCTGCCCGTACCGCGTAGGCGTATACCAACGAGATTGGGGGCGCGAGCGCAAATACGCGTACTGGACAGGCCTGGCGTGGCGGCTTGGCAGCGCAACGCCCGAGGGCGCGGAAGCATCTGCTGACTTCAGCCCGGTACAACTGCAGCTTGCCAGCGTCCGCTGGCGCGGCCTGGTGGAGCCGGCAGAATGAAATGCCCCCTTTGCGGGGCTTGGGCGGTCAAAAAAGAAACCCGCCCCAGGCTCACTGAAAACTCAACCTACAGGAGATACGAATGCGGCAATCTGCACCGGTTCTCAACGACGGAGAGAGTGGTAACGCTCCCATTGGGGCGCCCGACGAAGACGTAGACCAGTTCGACCGCGGCTTTGCCTACGTGGCCGCCGTGTGTATGGCCGCAGTTGCGGTTATGGCTGCGCTGGCGGTGCTTTGGCCGGCATCGTAGCCTCGTAGGCCCGCTCACATGCCGTGCCGGCCACGCCCCTAGCATCCGCTACGGCAGCAAGCTCTGCAGCCGCTTGCGTAACCCCTCGGAGCAACTGGGCGAGCACAGCGCCGGGGTCGGCGGCTGCCTGGCCTCTGCCGGCAAAGGAGGGGTCTGGGGCGGCTGAATCACGGGTGGGATTGGCGCACTGGGCGGCAATGATTTCGGCGCGACGCTGCAGGCTGTCAATAGCGTCACGAGCGCGAGCAGCGTCAGCGGCAGCAGAGCGTGCTTTGGTCTGTGCATGGGCCTGTACCTCCTGATGGCGAGCGCGCCACTGCGCCTCGGTCTGACGGGCCTGCTCGGTAGCCTCGGCCAGCGCTACGGCAGCGTCGGCACGCTCACGCTCACGCGCCGCACGCTCTGCCGCCAGGCGGGATTCTGCGCGGGCCAAGTCGCGCTCCGCGGCCGAGCGGCCGACGAACATCCACACGTTTGCCGCCAGTGACGCCACCAGCGCCGTGGCCAGCAAGGTCTGCGGCAATGGGATCACGGCGCCCCCAGGCATTGCCGGTGTTCGGCCTGCCGGCGCAGGGTCAGGCCCCGCAACGGAGCGCCCTGGAGGCGATCCCAGCGCAGAATCTGGTCACACGCCTCCCGATACTGGCCTTGGTTCAGCAGCCGCACCAGCGTCGAGCCGCAGAACGCACCGGGTCCGATGTTGTACGCCAGGCTCAGGAAAGCATCGTACTCATGCTGGTGTAGCGGCACCCGCACGCACTGCTTGAGCGCACCCTCGAAGCGCTGCACGTCGGCCAGCTTGCGCGTCAGGGCCTGCACGGGCTCGATGCGGTCGCCCATCTTCACGCCCTCGGTCGTGCCAAAGCCCACCGTCGGCACGTCACCCGGAACTGGCCGGTACGCCACTGGACTGTAGCCCTCGTGGACCGCAATGCCCACCAGCGCCGACGCTGACAGCGCCAGCGCACTGATGGCAATGCGGGCTTTGTTCACTCGTTTACTGGCTGCTTGCCAAAGTGCATGCGGCCCCAGCGGTACAGCAGAAAGCCGATCTGCAGGACGATGTACAGCAGCGTCGCCCAGAGAATGAGGTCGTTCACTTGCACCCCCGCAATCGTTGCGCCGACCACCGTGACAGGCGGGGCCGCCTTCGCGGCCTCGGATGCAATGTCGGCTTTCTGTTGCATGGTCAAGCTCATAATACCGCAGTTACGTCCAAAGTTGATTTTAGGCTACGCAGTGCGCGGCGGGGTTAGTCGATGAGGGCGTTGGTGGGTTGGGGGGCGAGAGTGTTGGGGCGCGACGGCTCGGCGCCGGAAATTCTGACGGCCTGAGCCCCAGCGCGGCTGATGATTCCAGGCCCCTTGGCTTGCGTCGTGGCACGCATCTGCGCCCTTTCTAGCGCAGCAATCGCAGCATCCGGGTCTTTGTACATAAGCGTGACCAGTTCTGCGGCGGCACGGCGGTTAATCCGACCCTCAAGGTTGACCCAAGTATTGCGGGCAACAGTTGCCGCACGGCTAAGAAGCTGCGGGAACCTGCGCGCAGACACTGCGCCTTGTTCGGCGGCTTCCGTAGCAAGCTCGGAAACATCGGGTGCCGCCGTGGCGCGACCTTGCCTTGACAGGGCCGCCGCAGCCTCTGCGCGCTTGATGTCCTTGGCCACCAACGACAGGTCGGTCAACTGCTGCGGCGTGAAGCCTTGCGTGCGCGTGAACACGACGCCCTGTACGTCCTTTCCAAACGCCTGCAGGCTCTTGGCTTGCTTGGCAACCTCTTGACCAAACTGCGCCTGTTGCAGCAGATCATCATAGGTGCCCTTGCCCAAAGCAAGGCGGGCCGTGGCGGCGTTCTTGGTCAAAAACGACACCGCAGCATCTGCGTCGCCGGCCTTCAGCGGCGCAAGCGCTCTGTCGGCAACCTCGCGGGCCAGCGCCGCCTGAGCGTCCGCGCCAATTCTGCGGCGCACCATGTCCATGTTGCTGGGATGCTGCAGCGCATAGTCCACCACCTCGCTGGCGGTGCGCCGGCCGACCTCTTTGCCAACGAACTCAATGCGCTTGAAAGCGTCCGCAGTTTTGCCGGCATCGGCTTGCACTTGCGTCAGGCGCTGACGCAAGTCGCCGCCAACCATGTCAATTTGACGGCCGTATTTTTGCAAGAAGTTTGCCGCCGCATCGGGGCGAACAACCTTTGTGGCAGGGTCAACAATTTCGCGCCGGAACAGGTCTTCAATGCCTTGCGCCAGCGATTGCCTTGCCGTCGGGTCGGGGCCAATGGCCGCCAGTAGATCGCGGGCGCCGGTTTCAGTCTGCAACACGGTCTTGGCGATGTTTTCGTCGGCCAAAAGCGGCGTCCTGCTGCCGCCCTCGCGGTACAACTTGCTGGCTGTGCCGGTGTAAAACCGCTCGGCCACTTGGGTAGCGTGCGCCTGTTTGGCTGCGGTGTAGGCGGCTTTGGCTTCGTCGCTCAAGCCGCTTTTTGCAATCGCTGCATCCAACTCGGCGCGCATCTTGTTGATGTTGGCGCGGGCAATGTTGGACGCAGAGTCCGTGGAGCCTTTCAGCGCAGCGTAGTCAATGTTTAGGGCCTGCCCGAGCGCGGAGGCTTGCTCCAGCGTCACGTTTGGTGGAAGCGGCTCAGGTTGCCGGACCATGATGCGCTTGGACACCTTGCCTTGGCCCAAGGGCGCAGGCGGCGTGGCTTTGGCCCCGTACAGTTGCAGCACTTTGGCGGTTTCGGGCGCAAGACCTTTTAGTTCCTGTAGGGGCTGGTCGCGCAGAACCCCAGCACGCTCCACAACTCCAGCAAATGGAATCACCGGTTCATTGCCAGCAAGCTGAAAGGCTTTGGTGTATTGCGCCGTAACGCGACCGCGCGCCTGTTGCAGTTGCTTTTCAACCTCATCGGACAAAACGCCGCCAATGCGAATTTGCGACACGTCCGGCAACGCGCCGGCAACAGTCGTCTGCACGTCTGCGGCCTCTTTGCGCGCCTGCGCCAGGCCCTGCATCAGTTGATCACGCACGGCCCGCAGTTGCACTTGAGCCTCTGGGCGCAACGCGCCGGCCTGCTGCTGCAGTTGCTGCTCAACCCGCTGAAGCTGACCCTGCAATGCTCCAACGCGCTCCTGCGCCGCAGCATAAATTTGCCGGTTCGCTTCGGGCGAAGACGATGCCAAGCGCGTTTCCATCGCCGCTATTGTGGGCGTGGCCGCGCCGCCTTCGACCAAACGCTCAGTCAGCGTCGGCCGGAAGCCAGGCGTTGTCTCCATTCCTTGCGTTGCGCGCAAAGCATTGATGGCCTGTTGCGCGTCGCCGCCCAACGCGCCCAGCATGGCGTTTCTGGCGGTGCTGGATGGGTCAAATAGCGGTTGGATGACGGCCTGGTTGACGGCGCCCGCGCCGGCTTTGATTGGCCCAAAAACCGCCGGCAAACCGACCCCTAACACTACCGATGTGGCAATATCTTCGGGGCTTATCAGCGCGCCGCTGGCGCCGCCCACTGCCGCGCCGCCTCCAAGCCGCGCCGCCGCACCGCTCAACGCCGTGGGCGCCGCCGTAGGCGTCATGCCGCCAAACTTCAGCGCCTTAACAATAGGCGCCCCTGCGCCCATAGCCCGCGCCCCGCCGGCCATAGCAGGGCCGACGCCCATTGTGCCGGCGACTTCGCCGGCAAGTTTGCCGGCGCCAAAAGCCAGGCTTTCAGGATCGGCGTCAACCAAAGACTGCAGGCCGGCAGAAATGTCTTGCCCGCGCTGCGCTACGCGGGGCAAAAACGTGGCTGCCGGCGCGCCGCCTATAGACTCGGGCATTGCCGTTCTGCTGGCCTCAACCAACACCGAGCCGATAGACCCTGCGCCGCGCACTGCGCCGGCAGGAATGTCAACCAACGGGTTGCTGCGCGGCCCCGGAAGCTGTTCTGGCGGCGCCCGATACGGCCCAGCGCCCGGGATCTGCCCCGGGGGCGCTGCGGGCGCGGTTTGTTGCGGAGCCGCAATCTGGCGAGCATAAGCTGCCAAATCGGAATCCGATAGCGGGCGATCGGATTCGATGTCGTAGGTTTTGCCGCCGATTTCAAGCGCGTACTTGGGCATTACGGCCTCTCAGTCACGAAGACTCCGGGAGCAATTTCTCGGCGAGCGCCGCCAGTGCGGGCGGGCGCAGTCGCTGCGGCTCCCGGTCGCGCTGGTGCGGCGCCTTGAGCCTCGCGCTGCACTTGTGTCCGCACACTGCCCAGAACGGCATCCAGTTGCTTGAGCGTTTCGCGCACGGTCTCAATGGACTGACCGGGCGAGGTAAGCGCATTCAGCCACGTCTGGAATTCGACGTTGCTGTTCATTTGCGACGCGGTGGCCCCGGTGGCGTTTTTGACGTGGTTCAGGATGCGCAGTCGCGCGTTGGCGATGTTGTCGCGCAAGGTTTGCGCCCGCGTGCCAGCAAACCGTTCTGCTGTCTGACCGGGCCCAGTGGCCCGCGCCGCTGCAATCACGTTTGCTGCAGTGGATCGCTCTGGGCTGGTCATAGCGCCCATTTGGCCTAGCTCGTTGTAGTAGCCGAGAACCGTCTGAAGCTCTTGCGACAACTGCTGTTGCGCCTCGGACCGAGATTGCGCGCGCTGTTGTTGTGCCGGCGTACCTTCGGGGCTGGGCGGCGGCGGCCTGCGGGCTTCAGCCTGACGGCGAATAACCTCGGGATCAGCAAAACCACCCGGAATCGGCCTAACTTTGCCGTCAACCTCCTCATATCCGCGCGCATTCAGCATTCGAGTTCTTTGGTCGACACTCATGCCGGCAGCGGGTGCCGTTCTTGGCACCAGCGCGTTTGCGGCGATTTGTTCTCCCGTTTGGGGATTGACAAGAACATCGCCACCGCGAAGCACTTGCGGACGAGTCGGCGCCTCCGCTGTCTCGGGCGGCGTTTGAAATCCCTGTCCCGGAACATACACGTTTCTGCCAACCGCAATTGGTTGCGCGCCAGGAACGTAGCGGCCCAATTCTTGGGACAATTTAAGCCCCTTTTCCCCCGTTCCAGCAAGTGCCGCCATGCCCTGCGGCGTAAGGTTGCCGGTCATGCCGCCGTACTGCCGGCGAAATTGCTTGTCCTGCAGATCGGCCATTTGCAGCTGGGCGCCCTTCTGCATCAGCGCCTCGTCGCCCGAGTTCATCAGAGCTTGGGCATATTTGCCGAGGTCTTCGTCCTGCATGGCGAGACGCATTTCGTCCAGCGCGGCGCTGCGCCGCATTGCGGCCTGCATCTCTCGCTGCTGCGTCTGCTGCTGCGCCTGCATCTGCCGCATGGCATTGATCGCCGGGGCAATCTTGCCAAGGCTTTCTAGGCGCGTTTCGGGCTGAAACTGCAGCGCGGGCTGTTGTGCCGCCAGCAACGGGAGTCTGGTGTCAAGCTGCATGGTCAGCCTCCAATCGCAGTGCGGCCGAAAATGTCGCGGAACAACTGGTTCTGCTGCTGCTGGTTGAGGTAGTTGCTGTACGCATTCAACCCGCCTTGAATGGCGCCCCCGTAGGCCGAGGCTCGCCCAATTCTGCCGGCAGCAAGCGCGTTAGCCTCTTGGCCCATTACGTTGCCGGCGTTGGTGCTGAACTGCGACGCCGCGTTGCCCAATTGCGTGCCAGTGGTCTGCCCTAGACCCGCAATGTTTGCCAGTCGATTGTAGGCGTTACCGTACTCGCCCGACGCATAATCCTGCGCGTACCGCTGGCCCGCCTTCATCGCCCCACCCGACAGCATGCTACCCCGAGCGGACTGCATGCGCTCCAGCGCCTTCATGCCCTCGCCCAGACGGAAGCCGTAGCCGGGGTCCATTTCGAGCGTCTGCTGGGGTTGGGCCGCGCCGCCGAGGCCCAGCGCGCCCTCAAGGCGTTTCAGCGCCGCGGTGCCGGCAGTGCGGTAGGGTTCGAGCAGGCCCTTCTGGTACTCGAACATTTCGCGTTGCAACGCCAGTGCATTCTGCGCCGCCTGCGATTGTTGCTCAGCCGCCGCTTCTGCCGCATTGGCTTGCGTGATGCCGCCCACCACGCTGCCGACGCCGCTGAGGACGGCGCCGCCTGCGGGGCTTTTGATCAGGTTGATGGCTTTGTCAAGGATGGAGCCGCCTGCGCCCGCGCCGGCCGCAACCGCTCCT